GCGTTTGCGTCCGCGCCGATACAGGCTGCAGCAGGTTCTGCCGCACAGGTGGGTCAGTTCTATACGTACTCCGTCGGGGCGTCGCAAGAACTGGCCCTCTCTGTTCCCACTGTTGCCCGCTCGATTCAAATGATTGCGTCAATGGTCGGCTGTTTAGAACTTAAGCATTACACGACGCAATGGACTGGATCCGAGTACGAAGAGTTGTATTTGGAGAACGAGTCGTGGATGGATCAGCCCGATCCGAAGGTCACGCGCAACTTCATCTTCTCCCAGCTCGTCACGGACCTTATGCTTCACGGTCGTGGATTCTGGTACATCACCAGCCGATCCACTGCCACAGGACGCCCGCTTTCGTTCCAATGGTTACCCGCCGCAATGGTCACGACACAAGACCAAGCAGGCCCGCAATGGTTCGGCCCGTCCGACCAAGTCGAATTTAACGGTTACCCACTTGCAACCGATGACGTCGTGCAATTCTTGGCACCGACTCAAGGTCTGCTGTACACAGGCAACCGGGCAATCATGACAGCCATTAAACTTCAGCAATCCGCTGATCGTTTTGCTGTCAACGAGATTGCCGCTGGTTGGTTGCAACAGACCGACGCATCTGAACCAATGTCTGCCGAGGATCTTTCAGAACTCGCAGCTGCTTGGCGTAACGCCCGTCAGGTTGGGGCCATTGGCGCCCTTAACAGCGTGGTCACATTTAAGGAATTCAGTAGCGACCCAAATTCCTTGCAATTAATTGAAGGCCGCCAGTTTCAAGCATTAGAACTGTCTAGAGCCACTGGAATTCCCGCATACCTTTTGGGCATCGGCGTTCAGGGCTACACATACCAGAACGCGCAACAAGCACGCCAAGATCTTTACTTGTTTGGCACCAAACAGTATTTGGATGCTATTGAGCAAACATTGTCAATGAACCAACTTTTGCCGCGTGGACGCTACGTCAAATTTGATGTTTCCGATTATGTTTACGAAAACGATCTAGGGAATGTTGAGCGCGAACCCGCTTTTGATTCAGGAAACCGCGAGGAAGAATACTCATGATTAGATTGACCGCTCAACAGATCACGCTGGACGCGTCCGCTGACGGTGAACCAACACGTCAGATCACAGGGCTCGCAGTTCCGTGGAATGTCAAGGCCCAATTGAGTGGTGGCGAGAGTGTGGTCTTCCTTGAAGGCTCACTGCCCGAGGACGGCCCAATGCCGAAGCTCTTGGAATACCACGACGACACCCGCGTCATTGGTCGAGTCACCGAAAGAGTGTCCACCAGCGAAGGCATGATGTTTGTGGCAAAACTGAGCGCAACTCGCGCCGCCGATGATGCTCTTGCACTGCTCGCCGATGGCGCTTTAGACAGCGTTTCGGTGGGCGCAATCCCCACCAAGTTCAAGCGCCTGTCAGACGGGACTCTAGAGGTCTCTCAAGCCCGATTCGTAGAACTGTCGCTCGTTACTGTGCCAGCGTACGAATCAGCACAGGTCTACTCAGTCGCCGCCTCATCACCCGATGAAAGCGAACCCGACGAAACCGAAACCCCAACAGAAACAACCCCAACACCATCCGAGGAGGATGAAATGTCAGAACCCACAACCGTTGAAGCCGCTGTTGCGACTCAACCCATTTACGCAACCGCCGTTAAGCGTGACGCAAAACTGCCGACCGCTGTCGAATACTTGAGTGCTGCCATTGCTGGCGGAACTGCTTGGGAACGTATGCACGAAGCACTTCGCGCCGCAGCTCCCGACGTGGTCACCAGCGACACACCCGGTGTGCTCCCAACCCCAATCCTTGGACCCGTCTACAACAACTTCATCGGCCGTCGCCCTGTCGTTGATGCAATTGGTGCCAAGTCCATGCCCGGTGGAGGCAAGGTCTTTATTCGTCCCGAGGTCACGACCCACACGAGCATTGGTGCAAGCCTTGCAGAAATGAGCAACCAGTCAGGCACTTTCGTGGTGAGTTCAAACCAAGTTACAAAACAAATTTTCGGTGGCTATGTGAACGTGTCCGAAGCCGATCTGGATTGGAGCGATCCCGCCATCTTGTCAATTTTGCTTGACGACATGGGCCGTATCTACGCAAACGCCACGGACAATTACGCAGCCGATACTTTGGTCGCTGGCGCAACCGTCACACAAGCATTTGCAGCAGCAGACCTTCAGAAACCTGAAGTGTGGGCTGCCGAGATTGCAGAAGCAGCCTCAACAATTTTGTCGGGTTCTAACGGCAACTTGCCAACTCACTTGTTCCTTGCACCCGGAATTTGGGGAGATCTTCTTGGATTGAGCGATTCGTCAAAGCGTCCGTTGTTCCCACAGGTTGGGCCAATGAACGCTTTCGGCAATCTTGCACCGGGACAGGCAAACGGCAACGCTTTCGGGTTGTCAGTTGTTGTTGACCGTAACTTCGCCAGCGGCACAGCCATCGTCGGCGACGCATCTGGTTACGAACTGTTTGAACAGCAGAAGGGCGCGATCTCGTTGGACAACCCGTCCACCTTGTCACGCACTATTGCGTTCCGTGGCTACTTCGCCGCCTTGATGATTGACTCAAGCAAGTTCGTCAAGTTCACGTTCGCCTGATCAACCGAAACTAAGAGAGAGTCTGCACCATGGCCACATTTAGCGTGACGCACCACCAGCGTCTAGACAATGTTGCTGTGGTGCAGACCCTCGAAGCAACCGACATAACAGTCGGACAGACAATCACACTGACAGGACTCGGTCACGGTCTCAACGGCACGCACATTGTTATTGCTGTACCGGTCAACTTGTTTGCTGGCGTTAACGAAGCAGGCGACCTGCTTTACAACGAAAACGAAATCATTGTCAACCAGTTGATGTTTCAAGATGTTGGCGACGATCTAGAACGATCCGCTGCCGATCCGTTTGGCACGTTGACATGGAATTTGAGTTGCACATGGTTGGCGTCAACTGCGCCAGTTATTGAGTTTCTTGGGATCTCGTCGGCCACGGCAAATGACACCGCGTTTCTTACGACTTGTGTTGCAGCTGCAAACGCTTGGTGTTTCAGGCGTCGCGTTCAGGCTGGTTACCACGACAGTCTTACGACCGTCCCTGACAGTTCAGTGCTGTTGGGAACCACGCTTTACGCCGCAGGGCTCTACCGTGAACGCGGGACCACTGGAGACAGTTACGCGTCGTTTGGTGACATGACAGGACCACCGCTCATGACCTTGGGTCGAGTCAACCAGTTACTCGGCATTAAACGATCGCAGTGTGCATGAAATGGCGGGCATCTTCACGGACGCGATTGATGCTGTCTCAGCAACGATCACGGCTCTCGGGCTTAAGCCGGTCACTGATCCTCGGAACGCTCGACCTCTTACTGTTTTCATTGAGCTTCCTGTTTTCACTGCGTTCAATAACCAAACAGCGGACGTCACGATTGATCTCCGAGTGTTGGGCGCGCCACCCGGCAACAGCGACACTACGGACTACATACTTGGAGTCGTTGATCAACTCATGAACTCTTCTCTTGCAGTTGTATCTGGACGGCCCTCACTTGCTCAGATCGGATCGCAAGATCTACCTGCTTACGACCTCACAATTAGAATCGGCTCAAGCCGCAGATAAAAGGACAAAACAATGCCCACAACTTACCTATCAAACCCAACCGTCAATGTCACCAGCCCGTCAGCAATCGCGCTCACCAACAACTGTTCTGCAGCGGTATTGACCCTTACGGCAGAGGCGCTTGAAAACACGAGCTTCGGCCAGACTTCCCGCACCTACACGGCTGGGTTGTTCAGCAATGAGTTGACCTTGACCTTGTTCCAAGGTTACGGAACGACCGAAGTAGAAACATACTTGAACACTTTGTTCGGTGTTGCCTCCACTATCGTTGTCAGCCCGTCTGGAACAACTGAGTCCGCTTCGAATCCTGAGTACACGCTCACTGGTTGTTACCTAGAGACCGTCACCCCGATTAACGCAACCGTCGGCGAACTGTCAGTCGTTGAAGCCGTGTTCAAGGGTGGCACCTACGGTCGCGACATCGTCACGCCGTAATCCGTAAACTGATCCAATCCCGACTAGGAGAACCATGAAACTTACACTTAGCGTCCGACTTACCGATGGTGAGACTTACCGAGTAATCACGAACCTGTTTGTGATCATTTCGTGGGAGCGTAAATTTAAGCGACGAGCATCAGATCTGAGCAATGGGATCGGGATGGAAGATCTAGCGTTCATGGCTTACGAGGCCAGTAAACAGCAAGGTCACCCGGTCCCAGTCTCATTTGATGAGTTCGTCAAAAAGTTAGAAGATCTAGAAGTTGTGGAGACTGAATCCGCAGTCCCTACGCAGGAGGCCACCGACGTCAGCTAGCAGCTCTGCTAGTTGAGACTGGATTCTGGCCTCCACAAATAACATTTGAGACAGACGATCTAGCAACTTGTGTGCAGATCATCAACGAGCAGAGAAAGAAAACCTGATGCCAGCAGATCTGAGACTTGATACTTATGGTCTGCAAGACGCATTGAAGAAGATGCAGAAGATCAATCCTGCTATTCGTCGCACTCTGCTTAAAGACACAAAAGTTGCAGCTCAACCGCTGGTGGATCTGATCAATAGTCGAGTCCCAACGACGCCACCGTTGAGCGGTATGAATCACAACGGTCGTACCGGGTGGGGCAATGTCAAGAAGGTGCAGATCTCGTTGAATACTCGCAAGCCTCGCAAGGGTTCGGCGACGGCTGGCGCTGAACAGATTGCAGTGGTTCGTGTGGTCACCAAGGGTGCTCCTGTGGCGATTACGGACATGGCTGGCCGTGCTGGTGGCACTAAGTCGCGCCGAGAGTCAAAGTATCGCCGACCTAATTTTGCCTCAGCTCTTCAGGGTGAACCGTCGCGCTATATGTGGAAAGACATAGATCAGATGGTCGCTGAAACTGAACGGGCTTTGAAGCCGATCATTGACCAGTTCATGGTTGATGCACAAAGAGAGTTCAACTGATGGCTATCAACCTCCCAATCATTTCTGAGTGGAATCCCAAGGGCATAGATAAAGCGATTGCCGACTTTAAGAAACTTGAAACCAACGGTCAAAAAGCAGCGTTTG